GTGAATGACAGCATAGCCACCGCCTACACAGCGGCAGACCTCGCCGTGGGCGATGCGGAGACCACTGCCTATAACACGCAGTTCGTCTACGTCCAGACCACGAGCGCGACAGTTCAATCGTCCAACAGCATCAGCATCACGACAAGCACAGGCACATACTCGCTATCGAACATATCCGCCTACGTCATGCAGGGGCACACCCTCGTCTACGGAAGCATCACGTTCACCAGCGCCAACAAGAGCACCGCGAAGTACGACGGCCTATCCGTCACGCTGAACGGCACGACCATTGGCATCCCATCGGAGGCAAGACCGGACTGCTACGAGGATCAGACCGTCATCGTCAACATCGACGTCATTCAAGCTTGATAATGAAGTGGACGTTGTCAATCGTAGGCACGACAGGAGGTGCGACGATATTGACCGATAGATGCGCCGGAGAGACAGGAGAGAACGAACTGCTGACAAGATAATGGCCGTCGGCGTAGAAATCCACGACGTAGGACTTGAAGACGTTGGTCGTTTCGTATTCGATGGAATAGACCTCCGTACCGTCGAGCCATGTGGTCGCCAGATAGACCTTTGTGATCGTCAGCTCCACCTGGGCGGTCTGCTCCTCGTGCTTCTTTACGGCATCCGCAATCGCGATCCCGGAGATCACCACCACGGCAACGACCGTAAGGCAGATGATGGCTTTGGTGCTGGTATTCATGACTAAATAATAACGCCCGTTCTATATAAGGCGGATTAGGACTAAACCACCCATGGGCATACTCGACCGTCTCTTTGGGAAGAAATCAGCGGATGCACCGGAACAGCCGCCGAGGGATAGTGCTGGAGTTTGGAGGGATTGGCTCGATATGCTCAACTTTTCACCAGCTGGGGAGAATCCCTACGTCTATCGCTGCAAGGATCTGCGCGCCACAGCCGTCTCCTCACTGCACCCCATCCTCATGGATGCCGACGGCAACGAGATAGAGGGCGAGCACCCCATCAAGGCACTGTTCGCCAAGCCCAACGACCGCAGCACATGGCGCCAATTGATGTACGACATACAGATCGACATCGCCACAACGGGCAACGCCTACATCATGCCGTTCATCACCATCAAGGGAGTCACCGAGCTGTGGAGGATCCCCCCGGAGAGGGTCGCGTTCACCGAGACGGGCGACATCTTCCACCCCGTGGGCAAGTGGATCGTCACCAGCGGGGAGGCGGCGATGTATATCGACCCGGAGAGGTTCATCCACATCCATACGCAGTTAGGCCCCGATATGATAAGGGGCATCAGCCCGCTGGAGGCCGCAGGGCTGTCCATCCAGAACCAGAACGAGGCCAGGGAGTGGAACTCGTCGCTGTTGAACAACGGCGCCAAGCCCACGCTTATCATCGAGACCGACAAGGAGATGCTGGACTGGCAATACCAGGAGTTCAAGGCCAGGATAAGCGCGAACAACGGCGGCAAGGGCAACGCGGGCAAGGTCATGGTGCTGGACGACGGGAAGAAGGCCACGACCGCAGGATTCAGCGCAACCGACATGGACTTCTCCAACGGCATCGTCCTGTCCGCAAGGGAGATAGCGGTCGCATTCGGCGTCCCTCCGGAGAACGTCGGAGATTCGGCGAACAAGACGTACGCCAATGCGCAGGAGGCCAACAAGGAGTTCGCCATGCACACGGTGATGCCGTTGGCCGACATGGTCTACGAGGCGCTGACGACATTCATTAGGAAATTCCACAAGGACTTCGACCACATCGGATATGACAAGGAGGAGATCGACGGACTCAAGGGAGACACCACCACACTGCTGACCGCGCTTAACGGTGCAACATTCCTCACCGTGAACGAGAAGCGTGCCCGTCTGTCCTACGACGCAGTCGAGGGCGGCGACGTCATTCTCCAGCCCCTCGGACAGGCCCCGTTGTCCGAGGTGGCAAGAGATATAGGCTCCCTCATGGGAGACAAGGGCGAGTCATGACGTTCTACATCCCAGGCGTGAAGCTGATGGACGCGAAATCCGCCAAGGCGGAGGAACGCGCCAGCCAGGTCTTAGAGTTAATCCGCGAGAGGTACGAAAGATACGTCAGATTACAGTACATCAGGATCCTCCGCGACATCTACCGCGCGGTCCTCGACCTCGACCGCATCCCCGACATCATGGAAGTGTACGAGATCGTCAACGCCAGCCACGAGGCGCAGAAAAGGACACTGACTCGTATGGTGACGGTCATTTACCCGGAGGCATCCCTCCTGGTGATTCCCGACGATCAGATAGGCAAGTCCATTGACGGACGCATCGAGCACAAGGCGCGCGAGGATACCGAACGCGAGCTGATCCAGCAATGGCTCAACGACAACGTCGGAACGTTCATCCGCGACCTGGATGCGGTCGACATCACCAGCGATATGTGGTACATAGACGAGACCACCGTCCGCGATATACGCAAGGCTATCATCGACAGCAACGGCAACCTCGATCAGTTCCGCGAGTCCGTCCGCGTCATCATGGGGACCACGCCCAACAGGGCCTACACCATCGCAAGGACGGAGACCGCGAGAGCGACCAACGTCTCCATGCACATAGCCGCAGAGACCTATTCATTCGACCGCCCGATGGTGAAGGTGTGGAAGACCTACGGCGGGTATTCGGTGCGTCCGGATCATGCGGTCATGGAAGGTATGATGGTCGGCAAGGACGAGATGTTCATGGTCCCCAACAGGATGGGAGGCTTCGACATGATGCAGTACCCCCTCGACGGAGCACATGGAGCATCCGCAGGCAACATCGTCAACTGCCGTTGCCACTGCGCGTATAGATACGCGGATTAAATCGCCCGTTCTATATAAGGCGGTCCAAGAGTAAAGCCATCATGGGAAGATCAGAGTACACCATCCAAGTGAAAGCGCTGACCGATACGGAGGGCGCGTTCAACGGTGACCTGTCAGTCTACGGGAATATCGACGACGTCGGTGATGTTGTCGAGCCAGGATTCTTCGATTCCACGCTCGCAGTAAAGACCCGCTTCCCCCTCCTTTGGCAGCACGATCCCACACAGCCGATCGGCTCGTTCGATGTTGTGTCTGCCGACGGACCGACGCTCCGCATTGATGGGAAATTCAATCTCAACGTCGGACGGGGGAAGGAGGCATACGCCTTGCTGAAAGCCGGAGACATAGACGGTCTGTCGATCGGCTACGTCGCCACCGACTACAAGTACGACAGCGACGGCATCAGACACCTGTATGACGGCGAACTGATGGAGGGGTCGCTGGTTACATTCCCGGCGAACCGCCTGGCTCGTGCCCAGGCCAAACAGAGGTTACTGAACATGGAGAAGAAATCCCGCTATGCAGGATGTAAGTTCCTGGAGAAGATGACCGAAGAGGAACGCCTGGCAGCCCTCGAAGAGCTGGAAGCCCTCGATAAGAGTGCAAAGGCCGACGAGGAGGCAACAGACGAACCCGAGGAACCCATCGAGGCCGAGGACGAAAAGGCGAAGAAAGAGCAGGTCGAGGACATCGACGAACTCCTGGAGGCAATCAAGGAGTGCACCGATGAACTCGACAGGCTGAAAGAATGAACACTCCCCACAGGAGGAATAATATGGAACAGAAAGAAGCCATAATGAACGCAATTAATGAGATGAAAACATCCATTAAGGCAATCCCCGACTATGGGGAAAAGATGAAGAGCATGGAGGACGCGATCGCGGAACTCCAGCTCGCACAGCAGAAATCAGCATTCGCCCCCCAGGGCAAGCAGGTGAACATCGAGGACGTCAAGTCCGTCATCGCCTACATGAAGGGCGAGACCAAGACCGTCGGAACCGTGCTCCAGCCCACCAGCGGAGGCTATCTCGCAGCTCCCTGGTTCAGCGACAGAGTCGTCGCCAAGCTGTACGACACATCGCCCATGATGGACGTTGCAGAGGTCATCCAGGTGGACGGCAACATCGCCGAACTCCCCGTCGAGACCTCCGCAGTAAGCGGATCATGGGTCGGAGAGATCCAGAGCAGGGCCGCATCGGACTGGATGCTCGGAATGGCCAACATCGCCGTCAACGAGTACATCGCCAAGATGCCCGTCAGCCAGGTGCTCCTGGAGGACAGCAACGTCGCATCCATCGAGTCCTACCTCGTGAACAACGCCGCACGCTCCATCGGACGCGCCATCGGCAAGGCATTCGTCGACGGTACAGGCGACAAGCAGCCCAACGGTATCTTCGTCGAGTCGAACCTCAATGCATCCAACAGGATCACAGCATCGGACAGCACCTACCACACCATCGAAACGGGCGACCTGCTCGAGGCGATGGCAGCCGTCCCTGCGGAGGCCCTGGCTAACGCCAAGTGGCTCATGTCAACGACCACGTTCTTCCAGATCGCCAAGAACTACCAGGGCGAGACCGGAGTCGTCAT